GATCTCGTTGGCGGCTTCGTAATACCCGTCGTAGTTAAATCCCACCGACACCGCGTTGAAGACCTGAGTGGTGCCGCCTGCACCGTCATAGCTTCCCCAGTTGGCACAGTTTCCTGTCGGCACGCCGCTCACTCCCCAAGTCCACCAATTGCCATTGGGTGGATTCCAGTACCCGTTACTGGCGCAGTTTCCATTAGGCAGATATCCATTGCAGTTCGTGGCCCGGTCGTCGTAGTACTGACTTGAGCGATTCATCTCTCCGATGTCCTGCCCGTCGGCCATCTTGTAGCCCGTATTTCGAGCGTCATCACTTGTGACGCTGCTCTTAAACAAGGCTCCATTGGTCATCGTGATGGACCCCGTCATGGTTCCACCGGCCTTGTCCAACTTGCCATTGATTTCGTTCTGCAAGGCATCATCCAACCCCGCTTTGGGGATGCGTGTAATCGCCATGATTTCTCCTAGTTAGATGTAACGCACCACAATCCGCGCGCTCGCGGCTGGTGCCGATGTGAATCGCAACGTCGCCCCGGAATTAACCAGGACGTAGGCATCGAGTGAGTCCTGCACCACGTAATTGACCGTCACGATCAATTTGTGGACGCTGGACGCTGCAGTGCTCAGACTGAAGTCCGTAGCCGAACCATTGCCGGTAAAGACCTGTGGAGCGACGCTGGAGCCGCCCGCTGCAGCGGCATACCCCTGCGCCTGACTCATGTAGCTCTGAGCTTGGGTGGCCGATGTTGCTGATGCTGTCGCAGAGTTCGCCGATGCGGTCGCACTGCCAGCCGACGCCGCAGCCGAATTCGCGGCACTGGTTGCTTGCTGACTGGCCGTCGCCGCATTGGCAGCGATGGACTGTGCGTAGTACTTGGCCGAATACTCGGTCGAGCCTGAAACAGGCCCCGATGTCTTGTTCGCCCATTCCTCGGCTGCGGCTGCGCCTGACTGCGCTTCTTTGTCCAAGTAGCGCACGCTGATCACCACGCCACTGGCAGGAGCCGAACTAAATCTGAGCGTTGTCGTGGCTGGTGTGGTGTAGGCATCCAAGGGCGCTTGAGGCACCCCGGCAACCGTCACCATCAGTGCGCCGGGATATCCAACGGGCCGACTGATTGTGAAATCCGTCTTCACGCCATCGCCGGTGAACACATCGGCGGGAATGACCGTATTGGCCGTCACCGCCGCTGCCGATCCTGCCGCTTGCCCTGCCCAGTATTTGGCTGAGTAACCGCTGCCGTCGACCGTACCGGTGGTCTTTTGTGCCCAATCAGAAGCCAGAACTGCTTGCGCCTGTGATGCCGTCAACGACCCTGCTGCGCTTGTGGCACTGCCTGCCGCCGCAGTCGCCGAATTAGCAGCAGCAGTTGCACTCGCCGTTGCATCTCCAGCTTTCGTCGTTGCCGTTGTGGCTGACCCAGCTGCCGACGAGGCCGAAGTTGCCGCATTGGTGGCACTCGTGCTGGCGTTGCTGGCCGAGGTTGCTGCCGCCGTGGCACTGTTGGCTGCGTCCGTCGCTTTGCCACTTGCGGTGGTGGCAGAACCTGCCGCTGCAGTAGCGGAGCTTGCCGCATTCGTGGCTGAGGTTGCTGCTGCAGACGCCTGCGTACTAGCGGTACTGGCAGATGCCGCTGCATTGGTCGCCGACGTTGCGGCATCCGAGGCTTTGGTCGAGGCGGTACTTGCTGAACCAGCCGCAGCCGTCGCGCTGGCCGCCGCGTCCGTTGCCTTTTGCGTGGCGGTTGATGCTGAAGCAGAGATCGACTGGGCGTAATACTTGGCCGAATAGTCGCTGCCGCTGACGGGGGCTGTCGTTTTGGTCGCCCAATCCTGCGCCAGACTGGCACTGCCAGATGCACTGCTGGCCGAACTTGCCGCAGCTGTTGCGCTGCTGCTTGCATCGGTGGCCTTAGCTGCTGCAGTTGTCGCAGAGGCAGATGCACCGTTGGCACTGTTCGCAGCATTGGTCGCCGATGTCGCAGCGTCGCTGGCCTTGGTGCTGGCTGTGGTGGCTGAAGTTGCCGCATTGGTGGCCGACGTCCCTGCATCGGCAGCCTTGGTCGTGGCCGTGGTTGCTGAGCCTGCTGCCAATGTCGCACTGCCAGATGCTGCCGTCGCTGACGACGATGCCGAAGTGGCGCTCGCAGCAGCTGCCTGGGCATGGTACTTGGCCGAATATTCCGTCGAGCCAGAGACAACACCGCCGGTTTTGGTGGCCCACTCCTGTGCAGACGCTGCGCCAGATTGAGCTTCCTTGTCGAGATATCGAACACTGATTCCCACACCTGTCGCCGGTGCGGACACAAAGCGCAGGGTCGTACTTGCGGGAACCGAGTACGAATCTATCGGTGCTTGAGGAACTCCAGCCACCGTCACCAACACAGCACCCGGATAGGCCACGGGATGGCTGAGGGTGAAATCCGTCTTGACGCCATCCCCGGCAAAAACATCTGCAGGAATCACCGTATTGGTGGTCACCACGGCTGCCGAGTTGGCTGCCTGACCGGCCCAATACTTCGCTGAATACCCGGTGCCATCGACCGTTGCAGCAGTTTTCTGCGCCCAGTCAGAGGCCAGCGAAGCCTGCGACTGCGCCGACGTCAAAGCAGTCTGGGCATCCGTTGCCTTGCTGCTGGCCGTGGTGGCAGAGCTTGCCGCCGAACTGGCACTGGTGGCCGCATCGCTGGCCTTTTGCGTCGCGGTGGTGGCCGAGGCTGCCGCCGCTGTTGCCGAGCTCGCTGCATTGGTGGCACTGGTGGCCGCATTGGTTGCCGAAGTGGCTGCCGCCGTTTTGCTGCTGCTGGCATCACTGGCTTTGGTACTGGCAGTGGTTGCCGAGGTCGCCGCAGCCGTCGCAGAACTTGCCGCACTGGTTGCAGAATCACTGGCCGCAGTTGCCTTGGTGCTGGCGGTCGTGGCCGATGTCGATGCATTGCTAGCCGATTGAGCAGCATTGCTTGCTTGTTGGGTGGCCGTAGCCACCTGATTGATCAGATCTTGGCGGGACGCATCAAGTTGGGTTTGAACCCCATGTATGACGTTGGCCACGCTCTTGACCTGGCCACCTTGCGTGGTCACGGTCGTCTGATCATCCCCGTGGACGATCTCATGGAGCAGTTGGGCATCCCCCTCGATCGTTCCCACAGCTTCATCCAGCCGGGTCTTGAGGGTCATGATTGGGTTCCTTAAATTGATCTACCAGTAATCAGCCGCCGCCATGGATTGGTTGAGCCAGGTGTGCAGGCGCTCGCCCAGCGCAATGGCATCCGGCCCCAGCACCGCCGCGACTTGGGTTTCATCGGCTGTGAGCCGTGGAAATTCCTGCACTTCCAATTGCGCTTTGACTTGCCATCGGTTGCCGGGCAACAGCTCGGTGTCCCACGGCGCAATGAAGCGGGACTGCACCGCCTGAACACCCAAGCCACCCGCCAAGGGCATCCCAAACCAGAGAACGCCTTGGTTAAGGACATGCATCCACCAGGCATCAAAAACGGCAAACGCCTCCTGCGAGAAACGCCACTCAGCGCGCACCCGATAAAGCGTGCTCGTGGAGCGCAAGCGCATCCGAGCCGCCCCCGCATCGATGTCCGTTCGCACCGCATTCGATTGCGGAGCCAGCCCATAGCCCTCGATGCGCGGCAGCGGCAAGGTATCCGGCCAAACTGGAATGCCTGCGGGCAAGGTCACATCACTCATCGCAAAGCTCCTACCGCTGGGTTGAGCCCATAGCGACGCTCAAGCGTGGGGGCAATGCCCACGCCTTGGTTGATGGAACGATTCATGCGCGCCTCGATCTGCTCGACGATCACATCCAGACGAGTGCTACCGTCGGGTTGCTGGGTGGTTTGAACTCTCGCGTCCACGCCCGGCGCATGGTTGGTCACATTCACCAGCACCTTGACCGGCGATGGATTGTTTTTTGCCAATGCCCCACCCAAGGCGCGCAACTGGCCCGGCGTGAATACCGCCTCACCCGGCTGCGCAATGATGGGCACCTCACCTGCCACCAAGCCACCGGTATGAAACCGCTGAGCGCCATCGAAGTGCTGCAGCCCGACAGAGCGTGTGGCCAGCACATCGCTGCCAATCAGGCCACCGGTGTGCGCCACCATCGTGCCGCCCGACATCAGGTCCGTAGCTCCAGCGGGGAATGCACCGCCCAACCCGTTGCCGCCTGAACCACCAAACAGATTCAGTCCGCTCATCCACCCGGCCAAAGGCAAGGTGATCATTTTTTGGATCTGGATGCGTACCAGGTCCGCAATGATCGAGTTGGCCAGACTGTTGAAGTCCACCTTGCCGGTCGTCACAAACTGGACCATCGCGTCTTCCATGCCCTTGAAGGCACCGGTAACGGCACGTTCAGCCTGCTTGGCCGCATTGGTCGCGTCCTCGATATAGGTGCGCAGAGAACTGCGAAGGCCATAGTCAAAGCTGCGTTGATATTCCACATTGGCCCGTGCAAGCTCTTCAACGATCGGCAACTGCCGCGCCAAAGCATCGTTGATCGCAGCGATAGCCTCGGCTTTGAGGCCAGGGTCGTTGATTTGCTCAGCCTGCCGCAACGCCATAACAGCGGCTTTTTCCATGTCAAAGCGCGTCTGCAAAGCGGCCCGCTCAACCTCTCCAACATCCAGAAGCTGGCGCTTTAACTGCAACTCTTCCTGCTTGAGGCGGTTGTTGCCGATGTAGTTCTCGGTGATCTGATGGACCTTTTGCAGTTCCTTCTCATACTCCTCGAACTTCTTGTCAGCCTCCTTCTGCTTTTCGATCCGCTCTATGGCATCGATGTACTTCTCTGCTTCCTTGACGATGCCTGCGTAGCCTTTGCGCTCCAGTTCCAGTGCTTTGGCGCGCAATTCAGCGCCTTCACCTTGCGTCACACGCAGTGCGCGCTGCTCTAACTGCTTCAAGAACTGCAAGCCCTCGTTGTTCTTCTCAAAGCCCGACAGATCCAGGCCATTGGGTCGCTTGCGGGGCATCTTGGGCAGGAACTCGTCATAGATCTTCTGAACTTGCGCAGCCTGCTCTGCCGTTTCCAGGACAAATTTCTGCCCCATGACACGCACCGTGCGGCGTTGCTCATCGAAGAACTTTTCGATCTTGTTGACGTACCCTGGGTTGTCCGTCAGGTGCGTCAAGCGGTCGTTTGCAGCCTCGACGAACCGATCACGCGCCGCTTGCAACTTGGCGATTTCGGCATTGATCTGCGTCTCGTCATAGCCCATGGACTTCATGGAACGCAGCATGTCGGTCTTGATCCAGGTCTCCACGTCCTTGGCGACAACCTGCAGACTGTCAAACGGCTGGCTGATCACGCGCTTGGCAAGCACCGCTGATTCAGCAATGAATCCGAGACCAGTCGCGACTTCTTCAAGAAAGGACAGAACCTGTTGCCGGTTGTGCGTGATAGCCTGCAACTCGCTTGTGAAACCACCGGCCTCGGTTTTGGCCAGGAACATTTGCTCGGTCAGGTCAGCCAGGATCGGCAGCAACGCGGACCCGATTTGGCGCTGCACGCCTTCGTTGATCGCGTGCAAGCGCTTCATGTTGTCGTTGAACTCCTCTGCAGCACGTGCTGCATCGGCAGACATGACCAGCCCGAGGCGCTTGGCCTCTTCCATCATCTCAGTCAGCCCATCACGCCCCTGGTTGAGCATGGGGATCATGTCCAGACCGTTCTTACCGAACAGCTTGACGGCAAGCGCCGCCTTTTCTGCGCTGTCGGGCATAGCAGCGAATTTCTCCGCCAGGTCCAAAAGCACCTGCTCAGTTGGACGAATCTGCCCTTGCGCATCCAGCGCCGAGACCCCGAACGCCTTGAGCGCTGCACTGCCTTCGCCACCCTTGACCTTGGCATCGAACATGGCAGTCGAGAGGAATTTGAGCGCCTTGGTCAGGCTCTCGGCACTCACGTCCGACAGTTCGGAGGCATACAGCAGCGCCGACAAGGCCTCGACCGAGACAGCGGTTTTCTGAGAAAGCTTGTTGAGCTCTTCACCCACTTCAGCAACAGGCACGACCAACTGGTGCATGCCATAACCGAGCGCAGCAACGGATGCCCCCACGATCAAACCGGCTGGGCCAAGCCGACCGAGAACACTGCCCAGCATCCCAAGTCGGGAAGTGGCGTCTTCCATGCGCACGAAGGCATCGTTGGCCGCCTTGGACAACAGGTTCAAACCGGCAGAGGCAGGCTGCGATGCCGATTCGATCTTTTTGAGCGATCGCTCTCCGGCTTCGCCCACGTCTGCCAGTTCGGCTTTGACTTTGCCGCCGTCAATGACAGCCAGTCGAATCGATAGGTTACGTTCAGCCATGTGGGTTGTCCGGAGATGGTTTGTTCAATGCTTGCGTCAGGCCCGCCTCAACGGCTGGGAATAAATGGGTCATGGCAGCAGGGTCTGCATCCAGTGCCTGGCTGGCAGACATCCACGCGTTGAAGTCCATGCCCAGTACTGCGCCTTGAACAGCGCGCACTTGAGAGGAACAGACATCAAGCACCGCGAGGGCCTGCCAGCCTTCTTCGGTCCGGGGTGAATTCACCTGGTACGGACACTCAGGACAGGTCGTCTCGCATGCCCCGCAGTACGCGGCCCCACCACCGAAGTGCCATTCGGTGCGGGCCTTCAGCCGTTTTTTTCGGCATCCAAGAGATAGAGCGCGGCCAGGTATTCACGCTCGAAGGCATCGGCCACAGGCCACAGCTCCATGAGCGCAGCAATACCGTCGGGCGTGACGGCTGCGACTTTGCCTTTGTCGTCACCCACACCCTCCCAAGCCAAGATGGCAGCCTTGGCCAACTCGGTAATGAGGGTTGCGGTGCGCTCTCCGGCTGCCGCGTGGTCTTTGCCATCGATCAGGGCCGCTGCATGGCGAGCTGCCATGACCAGCGCAGTGGTCGCAGGCTTGACTTTGATGCGCACGCCTTGGACCAGGTCGAGCCAATACGGCTCACGTTTCAGATTGAGTTTGAGCATGTTTGCCTCTTAAGTTCAATACGCAACCACGTCATTGACAAGTTGCACGGTCAGCATGTGACCGGCTGCGGTGTTTTTGGCCGCCTGCCAGTCAAAGGTGGCCTGAATGCCACCCGGGCCAGAGATCGAGAGCTTGGGCTTGGGCAGGTAGACCTCATGCGCGATGAAGGTCAGGCTCTTGGTTGCGTCAATGACATAGCTAAAGGTCAGCTCCAGTGGGGTGTTGTTGGTTGCGGCGTCGATCAATTCCGTATCCGCAAATCGCACCTCCAAGTTGCCCGTCAAGCTGGCCACTGTGGGGTCGGCTCCTTCGATCTTTCCATCAGAGCGAATCGTCTCGATGCGCGCCAGATTGTTCGAATAGGTCAACTGCGCCGCGACCACGTTGCCCAGAGCCTGACCATTCTTTTTGATCGAACCCTGGAACTGATTGAAGCGGGTGATCGGCAAAGTGGTGGGCGTCACGTCTGCGCTGGCGGTTCGCTTGATCTCCCCTTGGGCAATGAGGCCCAAGGTGGCGTCCGCTGCGCCAGAGCGCGCGAACTTCACCTGCAATGAGTTGGCCATCACACCCGATGCCAAGAAGTACGCTGGAATGTCCGGCAGTCCCGTCTCCAGTGACAGGCTAGGCAGACCTGAGTTGCCAGAAACGAAGGTGTGGGTGTGCGCGTTGTCTCCCAGGCTCACTGGACTGCCCAGCAGCGCTTTAAGCCACATGCCGATGTTGCGCAGGTCGATGGGAATGACGATGTCACCCTCGACTTTGATCACGTCACGGATGGGCGCACTCGGGTCTCGACCCAGGCCAATCAGATCGTTAGCAATCAGGCCTTGCTCTGAGCCCAAGGTGGTGGAGACAAATGGAATCTTTCCAAAGTCTCCGTTCGGTGTGTTGCCATAGGTGGGTTCAAACGCAGCCAATAGGCTGGCGTTCGCGCCGTAGGCACGGGCCATAGGTTGTTCTCCTTCGGATTTGGGATTCAGTTCAGCGGCCCTGAACTGCTGTAGTACAGGACCATGGTCAGCAGGCAGGCCTTAATGCCACTGGTCCCATCGGGGGCCAGTTCATCGAATTTGGGAGGGCCGATTTCGGCGTGCTCGATAACGCCACTGAGCGTTCGGTCGACTTCGATCAGGGTTGCCAGTTCAACCAGCAAGCCGTCCATGCGGGCATCACGCGCGCTGGCATCTGGGTCGGCGACAAACAGTTCGATGGCTACCTGGTGCTGCCAGTGGTAGGTCAGCGGTGAGAGCGTCACCTCCGGCTCACCCATCTCACCGTCGCGCAAGATGGCCATGGCTTGATCTGACACGCGCTCAGGCAACGCGGCGTTGCGTTTGACCGTAGCCCCGAGGGACAACTCACCAAGCACAGCGAACAGTGCGCCGATGGCGTTTTCTCGTTGGCTCATGACGGTGCCCCTTTGCGGTTGGCTTCATCGAAACGGTTGGCGATGCGGTTGGCCAGGGTGCTGATCCAGCGGCGCGAGCTGCTGTCAATGTCGAATTTCTTCTTCAGGGTCACTTGGGGTACGAGCAAGAACATGGGCACCGTGACCAGCCCTCGACCAGCCGCTTGGGCCTTTTGCGAGGCAGCGGAGAAGCCACCGCGTTGGCCTTGGCGGGCCCGCTGGTTTTCTGCAACGAGTAGCGAGGGTTGTCCCCGGCGGTAGACAAAGCGCAGGCGCTGGCCGCGCATTCGCTCCCACAGACCCGGCGTCATGCGTTTGCCGCGCGGGCCCTTGCCGGCGGCCGGTAACGGAATCGCCAGCCAAAACCCTTCCTTGGAACGGATGGTGGCGCCCTGGTCATGCGCCCCCACCACCACCGGCGCCCGGCTATAGACCAGGCCGGCGGCCTTGATGCTCATCTGGCCTTTGGGGTAGACCTCGCCGCGCCAGGTGTTGGCCAGGCGTTGACCCAAACCAGCGCCAGTGATCTGGCTGCGCAGCTCGATCTTGAGACCATCGGTCGCCTCGCGGATGGAATGCGTCACCGAATGTTCGGCAATACGAACCTCGTCAGTCAACATCTGATCCAGATTGCCGGTGAGTGCCGCCATGAGCTTCACAGCGGCGCTCCCGTGAGCGTCCAGATCAAGCGATCTCGGTCGGCCAATGGCTCACCCACCACCTGGTAGGTCTGACTATTGACCGTGAAGCGCTCGCCTTCCTTGGGGCTGGCCACCTCACTGGCCATCACATCAAAGCGATGCGTGCCAAGGACCAACCGGGTGTCTCCGAAGGATTCGACGACATCGGCTTGTTTGGCGATGAGGCGGGTGGCGATCTCGCGACCATCGGCCAGCCGATAGGTGCCAAGCACCCCCAGCCGGGCAAACAGGCGCGAGACCGCCCGCTCAAAAGCCGCTTGCATTGGATCAGGCGGTCAACTTGATCAGCACACCCGGGCGGTGGCACATAGGCAACGGGTTGCTCTGCGTGTGCAGATCGGTACCACGGTCGAACTGGCGCGGCGCCTGCTTGGCGTACAGCGACTGGCCCAGCGTGTTGACCGTCTCATTGAAGTCGGCCGGAGCAAAGTAGGTGCCGAAGGTATCGACCGTGCCGAGCGGAAAGGCATGGGCCTCGCCGGCTGCAATGAAGCGGCGGGTGCCGAGATCCCCATTGGCCTGCAGGTAGGCGGCCTGGCCCCTGTACTCCTCGAAGGTGACCCCAGCGTAGGTGAAGCCCGAGCGCACGTCGTTGATCAGCACCGCGCCTTGCTGCCAGTTGGTGTACGCGGTCTTGACTTCCTTGTGAGTGGTCAGTGCCCGGAAGAATTCGGGCGAGCACAGCACATGCACGCCGGTCATGAATTCACCCTGCAGGGCGTCCTCGATCTTGGTGAGCAGGTCATAGCAGTGGCCCTTGACCTCGCTGTTGGCATTGGCCAGATCAAAGTTGACCGACTGCGGCGTGATCTGGAATTCGGTAAACAGGTTGCTGATGACGCTGCCATCGGCGTCCAGGATTTCACCCTTCAATGCACCCATGCGCAGGTGCTCCAGCGTGATGGCGTGCTTGTTGCGCATGGTCTCCAGGTGCCGAGCCAGCACGCCGGAGATGGCTTCCATTTCGGTCTCGGACCCGAAAGCGCGGATGCCCTGGACTTCCTCGGGCAGCACCACATCGTCGTGCGGGATATGGGGAATGACGAAGGAGCGCAGCTTGCGCTTGCCACGCTCACCCACGGTGCCGGGCGAGCCAGGCGGCTTGGTGGGCAGCAGGTTCAGGCGACCAGCGTACTCCTCGACGATGATCTGGCGGGTGCGCACAGGTTTGGCCGGAAACAGGCTCAGGGCTTCCAGTCGGCCGTAGCGGTTGGGGATGAGGTTGATGGCAGCGGTGAGGCTGGCCATCGAGAAACCAGGATTCAGAAACGGGTTGTTCATTCGGGGCTCCAAGAATGACGAAACCCGCGCAAGCCAAGCGGCCAGGCGGGTTCTAGGGGATGGGAGGACGGGCTATTTGTGGCGGATGTGAGGTGGAGGTCAAGCGGATTCGCGCACCAACACACCGCGCTCGGCCAGCTGCTGTTCGTAAGCCGCGCGCTGGGTACCGGTGAGTGCGATCGGCCAGACCAGCGCGGTCTTGGCCACGATGGCGTGACGGGCGATCACGATGGCGTCGCTGCGGTCGGCGTTGGTGGCATCGATCGCATTGGCGAGCACCCCAATGGCTGCCTCGGTGCCGTCGGTGGCGGCGGGGTCGATGGCGTAGTGCTTGCCATCGCCGGTATTGCGGCCCAGCACCGTGCCCAAGGGCAGGTTCTGGCCAGCGGCGATGGTGGCGACGTCACGCGAATAGCGGTTGGGGGCTTCGTACTTCAAGAGATCGCCGAGGTTGTTTTGTTCGGTGATGGGGGTCATGGTCTATTCCTTTCTCAGGCGGTGGCAGTGAGCTTCTTCACGGCGGCCACAATGGGTGAGGCCTCCGGGCGATCAATGTTTTGGGTACCGGCATCCACGGTAATGGTCGAGCGGATGTCATCGGCATCAGACCGTGCCGCACGGGCGTCGATCAGTACGCGTCGCACATCAGCTTCGGTCTTGCCGGCGGCGATGAACTCGGCTGCGCGGTCGGGGCAACCGGCCAGCAAGCAAACCTCGGCAATCGCCTGGGCAGCCTGAGTCACTTCACGGCGGGCTTCAGCGACCAGCACGGCAGCTTCGTCGGTGCTGATGGTGTCGGTAGGCTCGATCACTTTCTCTTCTTCATTCATGGTCATTTCCTTCTTCAAGGGTGCCGCCTCAGCACGGATGACGCCCCGTACCTGAGACGGCGAATGGTTACGGGCGTTGATAAATCGATGGAATTCGGCAAGGGTGGCCCCCAGCGTCTGGAGGCCATCGGCCAGTCCTTGGGCCACGGCATTGGTGCCGAAGAAGAGTCCTGCCTCGGTGGCGCGCACAGCGTCCAGATCCAGGCCGCGCATGGCGGCCACGTGATCGGTGAAGATGGAATACAGCCGATCCACTTCGCCTTGCAGCTCGGTCTTGGCGGCATCCGACAAAGGCTCGTGAGGCGAGTAGTCGTTCTTGTGAGCACCTGCCGTGATGGCGGTGAACCGATAGCCATCCTTGGCGTCTTTCACCGACTGGTCGACATGCAGGGCGATGACACCGATGGAGCCGACACCTCCCGTCTCGGTCACGAACAGGCGCTGGGCGCTGGCGGCAATGGCATAGGCTGCCGAATACGCGGCATCGTTGGCCACGGCCCAGACGGGTTTGACCGCAGCCACCTCGCGCACGCGGCGCGCCAACTCGAAGCTGCCCGAGGCTTCGCCGCCCGGGGAGTCGATATCGAGCAAGATGCCGCTGACCTGCGGGTCGACCAGTGCTGCATCCAGCATGGCACTGATCTCGCCGTAGGACGTCAAACCCGAAGCGGCCTCCATACCCAGCGAGCGCTTGACCAGCGATCCATGGATCGGGATCACCGCAATGCCCTCGGGGGCTGCGGTTGCGGGTGGCCGCTGGTAAACGGCCATGTCCATGGAAGGCATGGCAGGAACATCGGCCATGCCGATGCGCTGGCCGACCACGGAGAGGATCACGTCCAGCTTGGGTCGGTGAATCAGCAGGGGCGTCCCGAACAAGCGGGAGGCAAGGTAAGTCATGGTTGGGGATCCTGGTTGTTGGGTGACGCACCGGCAGACTCAGCAGTCGGTGATTCGTCAGTTTGTGGTTCACTTGGCTCTGTCGACACTGCAGCCGGCGCCTGGTCATGCCGAGCATCGGAGTCAAAGACCAAACCCAGTGCATCGGCCCGGGCGTTGTCCGCTGCGATCTCGCGATCCACGTCCTCGGCGTCGTAGCCATTGCCGGAGATGGCCTCGGATCGGCTCATGAGGCCCGCGCGGATCGCCAACTTCATGGCGTTGAATTCCTTCTGCGGATCGACCCAGCTCCAGCCCTGCGGGATCCACTTGGCGGCCTGGTAGGTGCGGCGGTCTTGGCGGTAGCCGGGAAGATCCAGTGCACCTTCGAGCACCGCTTGGTCCATCCAGGCGCGCCAGATCGGCCGACACAGTTGGTGCACGATCACACCGTGCTGCAAGGCTTCACACCGACGCCTGAACTCCAGCAGACCCGCGCGGATGGAGGAATAGTTCACCTGCGTCAGGTCACCGGTGAGCATCTCGTAGGTGATGCCCATGGCAGCGGCCACGGCACGGAACTGCTGACGCATGAATTCCGCGTAAGAACTGCCGACATCTGCAGGCGCCGAGAACTTGATGTCCTCGCCCGGCTCCAGGATCTGCAGCGTGCCGGGCTCCATGCCCGCCATGGCCACACCGTTGGCATCCGCTGCCGACTCGCCCATCAGGTTGTCTTCTGGGGCCATGCGGGTGATGAAGCCAGCGAACATGGCAGCGGTTTTCTTGCGCACCAGCTCTGCGTCGTCGTACTGGTCCAACTCATTGAGTTTGACCAAAGCCCGCGTGAGCCAGGGTTCACCCCGGATCTGGCCTGGACGCAGCGGGCGGAACAGGTGGATGACCTCGCTGGCATCCACCCGCACGGTGTCCATGCCACCACTGCTGGACATCGGAGCCAGCAGCCCATCATTGGGGTGCGAGCGGTACAGGTGGTAGGCCACCCGGCGACCCAGCCGGTCGAATTCGATGCCGGACCGTATGACGTTGCCGCCGGGCAGATCCCGGTTCATGGTGGTTGGCAGGTGCTCGGCTTCCAGCACCTGGATCTGCAGCGCCACCGGCAGACCATCTTCCATACGGCGGTAGCGCAACCGAATCAGGGCCTCGCCACCTTCGAGCATGGCGCGGGTGGCCAGTGCCTGCAGCCCGTAGAAGTCGGTCAGCCCTGTAGCATCGGCCTGCTCACACCAGTCCCACCACAGGCTGTGAATCGCCTCTCGCGTAGCCTGGTCTTGCACCATGCTTTGCGGCTTGATGCCGGTGCCAATGGCGTTCGCCACGAAGGCTTCGATGCCGGCCGCCGCCCAGGCGTTGCGCCGCACCAGATCACGGCTCTTGGCACGCAATTCGTCTTGGGCCAGCGACAGGGCTGCCACCGCACCGGGGTTGCTGGGCATCCAGGCCAGGGCACGGCGACCACTGCCGGTGCCGTCATAGACCGGCGTGCCGCCGAACATGCGGCGACGCAGACCTTTGAGCCAGGCCATCAGAGTGCCTTGCTCGTGGTCACGCGGATCTGGCGGGATTTGGGTGCGCCGGATTCACGAGCGATGGTGGCTTCGACTTCCGCAATCGCGGCTTTGAGATCAGCCACGCTGCGGTACTCGATGCTTTTGCCTTCGTAGGTCACGCGGTGTTCGCCACTGGCCAGGGCTTCGCGCAAGGCCTGCAGGTGTTCAGGGGTGTAAGTCGTCATCAGGTCATCCATCGGCTTCGCACCACGCGACGCGGGTTCGGTTTGGCGCCACCAGAAGTGCTGAGGCCACCGTCGAATCGCTGTTCTTGGGTGGCCTCGGGGGTGTTGAGGGGAGCGATATCGGTTGGTGGACCGACACCGAGTTGCTTTTCCAATTCGAGCCAGTGCCGGTCTTCGAATCGGTCCAGGCCAGCGGCGGCGGCCGCCGCCCGGGCGTAGACGTAGCAGTCGAGCGCCTCGTTGCGCTCGCGCATCTTTTGCCACTCGCGGTGGGCAAAGCCGTTTCGGTCGCGTCGGGTGATCAGTTGCTCGGCGCAGAGTTGCTGCAGGTACTCGGCATCGACCTTGGGCAGGTGCACGAAACCGGCCGGGTAAATCGGCGTGATGCCGTCCTCGGCCACTTCGGCGCTTTTGCGCAGGTTGTTGTAGAACTCCAGCTTGGCAATGCCGCCCGCCACAGGGAACACCTTGATGCCACGGCGCAGTTTCTTGCCGCTGGCGGTGGCGTCCACCGCTGTGGGCGTGCCGATCAGCGCCGCGCCACCAGCAATGCCCTTGATGGGCATGAGCCGGGCATCGCGCACCCCACGCACGAATGCGTAGGCCTCCTGGGTGGCGTAACCGGTATCGAGCGCCAGGCGCGCCAAGCTCAGCTGGCAACCACTGCTGTGGGTCCAGGTCTCACCCATCAGCTTGGCGAGAGCCGACCAGACCTCAGTACGAGCCGTGTCGCCCATCAGGATCCGGTGCTCCACCAGCCACGCGGCCTTGCCGCGCCCGAAGGCCCAGACCGAGACTTCGATGCGGTCCTTTTGCACGTCGGCACCCGCAGTGAGCAGCAAGCCGCCCGCAGGCACAGTCCCTACGCGGTAGTCCTCCCGGCGCTCCAGCAAACGCTGCCAGTCCGGTGCTTCGCCCTCTTCGACCCAGGTCTCACCCAGTTCGGTGTTCTTGAAGGTCTTGATGGCCGAGGCCGATCGGCTGTCTGACATCGCGGCCGACTCCCAGGCCCGTGCAATCTCGATCCAGCTGCGCCAGCCCACCGGGCTGTAGAGACTGGAAAGGTGAAACCCCGCCGTGCGCCCGGCTTGTTCTGGCGCACACGCCTGCCACTGGCCGTTGTCCAGCATCCAGGTCTTGTGGTGCTCAGCAATCGGCTGGCTGCAAGACTCGCAGATGTAGGCAGCTGTCTCGGGTTGGCCGCGCTCCCAGCGCAGCTGCTCAAACCGCAGCCACTGGCGGTGGTCGCAGTGCGGGCACGGCACAAAGTAGCGGCGCTGGTCGGATGCCTCAAACTCGCGTTCGACCGCACTGGCCCCGGCAATCGTTGGGGTCGAGACGATCAGGATCTTGCGCCGGGCAAAGGTGCGGGTGCGCGCTTCGGCCAGCGAGATCGCATCACCTTCGCCTTCCACATCCAGCGGGTAGCCGTCGACCTCGTCGAGAAACAAGTACCGCACGGGCATCGAGCGCAGCCCCACCGCGCTGTTGGCGCCGGTCATCACCAGCACGCCGCCGTGGAACTCCTTGGCCAGGATGGTGTTACCTGAGTCCCGACTGCGTGCCGGGGCGATTCGCTCCTGGATGGCCGGACTTTCCTCGATCAGCGCATCGATCCGCTGCTTGGAGGCCCGCTTGGCCATCTCGACCGTGGGCCACACCGCCATCATGGGGCCCGGAGCATGGTGGATCACATAGCCCACCCAGTTCAGGCCCAGTTCGGTGCCGCCAACCTGCGCGCCTTTCATGAACACCACCCGCTCGATCGGCGACATGGGTGACAAGCAGTCCATGATCTCGCGCAGGTAGGGTGTGCGACTGGTGCGCCATCGGCCCGGCTCGGAGGCAGCCTTGCTGGAAAGCACCCGGTGCTTGTCGGCCCATTCGGACACCGTGAGCAGCGGATCGGGCGTCAGCCCCTCGCGCCAGGCGCGCTCGATGGCATCCCAGCCTTCGTAATACAGCTCGTCCATGTTCAATCTACCTTCGGCTGCACATCGCCCAGGTCCTGCAGTTGCTGGCGCACGGCAGCGTCCAGCGCCACATGCAAGACGTGCGCATCGACGCCCAGCCCTGCGGCCATCTGCGACGAGATGCGCGCTGGCCAGTTGAGCCAGGCATCGCGCTCGGCACGGGCCAGCTTGAACACATGGGCCACGGCCTGCGAGCGATCAACCAGTTCACCCTTCAATCGGGCCAGGCGCACCTTGTTGGTCTGCGCCTTGACGACTTCGTTGACGGTGCGTGCCTGCAGCAGTGAAGTGCCGCCAGATGACAGCGCCGGGGTGGGCGGCTCAGGCGTTTCCCGTTGTGGTCGTGCGGCAGCCTGCGGAATCTCGCGAACTGCTGCGGAAACCTTCGGAGCCGGTTTGTCACTGGCGACATCTGTCACCGACCGCCGGGTCGGTGTGGTGTTGGCTGCCCACTGGGCATCGGCCACCACCGGATCGATAGTGCCATCTGGCAGCTGGCTGATGCGCCCGGTATCGATGGCCTTCTTGACGGCCACGTGCGACACACCTCGGTGGCGCGCGTAGGCGCGAATGGACAGTCCCATGGTGTTGATCTACTCAGTGCAAGTGGGTGGGCTCCGGAATGCTGGTTGTCATGCAAAGGCGAGTGAATCACCCGGGATAAGAAAGAGCTTGGCTTCGGTTGCGAACAGCGCGTCAATCACATCGTCCTCAACACATCAGGCAATCGAAAGGCCAAGACGATGAAGAAACAAAACGCCCAGCACATCCAAGACCTGCTTGAAAAGATCGCACTCGATCACCTTTTCATCCAGACCCTGGAGACCCAAATGAGCGACCGCCTCGACTTTCATGAGGTCAGCGTCTGGGGCGTCAAAAGCGCTCTACAAGCTGCCTTTGAAGCAGGCCGCATGGCTGCCACGCAATCTCCCACCCACACAAACCGCGCTTGAAAGGATCAACATGACCACCCAACTCACACCCGCACAGCACGCCATCCTGGACCACGCCCATCGGCACACCGAAGGGAAGATCGAATGGTTTCCTGACAACATCAAGGGCGGCGCCCGCCAGAAGGTGATTGATGGTTTGCTCAAACGCGGTCTGATCACCTATGACGGCAAGGATTGGTTCCTGGCCGCCGAGGGCTACGACGCCCTGGGTGTGCCGCACAAGGCGCCCGTGAGCGCCCAGGCCATCGACGCGGTTATCGAAACAGCGACAGCAATGAAGCCTCGGACACGGGACAACAGCAAACAAGCGCAGGTGATTGCCATGCTCAAGCGCCCCGAAGGTGCCACCATCGCTCAGATCTGCGAGGCCACCGGATGGATGCAGCATTACGCCGATGTCCTGGTTATGCCGACCTGCGTCGGTAACCCGGCCTGTGTAGCGGAAAGCGCTGCGATGAAGTCGGCATAAAAAAAATGTCACGCGCATGATGAGATCCC